ATGCCGTGAAGCAATGATATATGTATCAGAAAAAATAATTAAACCTCGTATGGGTTTAGACTATTTTGGTAAACTCGTAGCAGAAGAGATTGATCTATCAAAAGATTATGCTATCTCTGATGGCGGCTTTATCGATGAGTTGTTGCCGGTAGTTGAAAAGGTTGGTAAAGAAAATTTCCGCTTAGTTCAACTTACTCGTGAAGGACATGATTTCTCAACAGATTCACGTAGATATTTCGATGGAAATATTACAAAGGAATACGTACTTAATCATGCAACAAGTATTGAAAAAAAGTATGTACTTCCACACAAGTTTGATGTACAATCATATAGAATCCACAACAATTCTACAGTGGAGGACTTCAATGGAGCCCTCAAAGAAATTTATGAAAATGAAATAAATATTAATAATGTGATAAGGAGCAATAATATGGAATTAAAGAAAGAAGAAATTCAAAGCGCACTACATGCAGGTGTATGTTCAGTTACGTTTACAAAAGTAAATGGTGATGAACGTGTAATGGCAGCCACTCTCAAGGCTGATCTATTACCCGCTGTAGTAGAAAAAGTACTTGCCGAAGGTGAAACGCCAGCGGCAACTAAGAAACCTAATCCAAATGTTTTGGCGGTTTATGATGTTGATAACTCTGGTTGGCGATCATTCCGTTGGGACTCTATCAAAGCTTTTCAAGCGGGGTAAGCAATGAGTATGATTTACAAAGGTGAGGTTGTAGAAACCGAGCTGTCCAAAAATTCAAATGGCGGTACCGAGATGATGCGAAAGCGTCTTCTCGATACTATTCAGCCAGAATTATTAAAAGGCTATGCAATCCACTTTTCACGCCCAAGGGATATTCCTGAAGATGTGAAAAACATTTTGTATTGTCACGACTTAGCTGAAGATCCAGAAAACAAAATCTTAGTTGATAAAGGTTGGGAAAAATTCGACCACTTTGTTTTTGTGTCTTCGTGGCAACGTGATCAATACATTGCTTACTTCGGTATTCCGTATTCAAGGTGTTCGGTTATTCCTAATGCTATTGAAACACGGTATGAGGCAGCAGAAAAGAATACACAAACAATAAGATTTGTTTATCACACTACACCACACCGTGGTCTAGAGCTTTTGGTACCAGCATTCGATGCTTTATCAAGAGAATATGATAACATTCATCTTGACGTGTATTCATCGTTTGGCATTTATGGTTGGCCTCAAAGAGATGAACCATATGCTAAACTCTTCAAACAGATTGAAGATCATCCAAAAATGACAAATCATGGTAATGTTTCTAATAAAGAAGTACTTGAAGCATTAGATAGATCACACATTTTCCTATATCCTAATATTTGGAAAGAAACGTCGTGTATTGCTCTTATTGAAGCAGTAAGATCTGGATTGATTTGTATTCATCCAAACTACGGTGCTTTGCCCGAGACAGCGGCAAGTGCTACAGTTATGTATGACTATACCGAAGATCCAACTAGACACGCATCTACTGCATACGCAGTTACTAAAAGCGTGTTGGAAGCTCAAAAGAACGATCCTCAATTCTTTAACCGGTTTACAAGATCAGATAAATTTGGACTTGTAGCCAACGACATTGACAGCTTTTCTAATCTATGGACTAAAATCCTTAGAGAAAAAGCTAGCACTAAATAAAAAGGTTGACAATTAACTCTACATAGGTTATTATGATCTATGTAGATTAAATGAAACGGAAAATATTATGGCTATATTAGTAGACTACAATCAGGTTATCCTCGCTTCGCTTTTTGCAAGTATTGGTAACCATACGGATGTGGCGGCAGATGAATCAATCATTCGTCACATGTTTTTAAACTCAATACGATCAAACCGTAAAAAATTCTCAGAAGAGTATGGTGAAATCGTAGTTTGTTGCGACGGTAAAAATACGTGGCGCAAAGAAGCATATCCTTACTACAAAGCAAATCGTAAAGCTGGTAGGGATAAATCAGGCATGGATTGGAATGCACTATTTCAAATTATGAATAACGTGCGCTCTGAAATTGATGAGTACTTTCCTTATAAAGTAATCCATATTGAACATTGTGAAGCTGACGATATTATCGGTACAGTTATCAATGAACATGGATCTGAATTGAATATTGGATCTGAAAAGTTTCTTGTTCTTTCAGCTGATAAAGATTTTATTCAGTTGCAAAAATATGCTAACGTCGATCAATATGATCCAATTCGTAAAAGATGGATTCGTAATGATCAGCCTCAGCAATACCTAGAAGAACATATTCTAAAGGGTGACACTGGCGATGGTGTTCCAAACATCTTATCTCCAGATAATTGTCTTGCCGTTGGTGAACGACAAAGTCCTATGACTAAAAAGCGTCTAGCACTTTACTCACAAGGCCCTGAGGTTATGGATGAAGAAACTCTTCGTCGATTCCATCGTAATAAGATGATGATCGATCTTTCTCAGATTCCACAAAAATATCAAGATTTAGTTCTTGAAGAATATAATAAAGAATCAAGTGTTGGCAGGGAACGCCTATTCAACTTCTTTGTAGAAAAGAAATTGAGACACTTAATAACAGACATACAGGACTTTTAATATGGCGGTACGAATATCAATCAGTGAAATACTCGCTGGTGCGGGTGCAGAGAAATCAACTAAGAATAAGGTAGCATTCCTTCAAAAGAATGATAATCAACCTTTGAGAACTATCATATCTTATACATATGATAGTAATATTAAATTCTTAATACCCGATAGCCCACCACCGTGGAACGAAAATGAATATGAAGATGAAGCAAAAGCACTGTTGTATACAGAAGCTCGTCGTCTAAGAATTTTTGTCGAAGGTGGTGGATATGATAATCTGAATCAAATTAAACGTGAGCAGCTATTCATTAGTTTATTAGAAGATGTAGACAATGACGATGCTAAAACGCTGGTTCAGATGATATCTAAGAAGCCGTTTAAAGGGTTATCTAAGAAAGTTATAACAGAAGCATTTCCAAACTTAATACAAGAATGATATAAGGGTAAATCAACATGAGTAAGAAGCGCATCAAGAAATTCCGTGACGCTTGGGAAGATGATGAGTGGGGTACTGACGACGATTACAAGACCAAGGGTAAGAATAAAGGTGGTAAGCAACGGGCTGTAAAAGAGGCTCGTAGACAAAAGTTCTCTGATCGATGGTACGACTCTGATAATAATATCAAAAGAAAGCCTAAAAAAGGCAATTAATTTGAAATTAAATGAAAAAAAGCCTTGACATTTGATCTAAGATGATGTATAATGTATATAAGAAATGAGGAATTAAGCTAGTTTTTGAAATTAATTTGAAATTAAATGAAAAAAACAGTTGACAAACGGTTCAAAATAGCTTATAATACATATATAAATTGATTAAACAAGGAACTACATTATGACTAAATATGCAAAATTTGACAAATCTACTCTTAAAGCTCTTCGTACTGAAATGCAAGAAGTAATGAACAAGTACGCTGTTAAAGCTAACTTAGATATTAACGTTGGTAACATGAGATTCTCAGATGCTGAAGTTACTATTAAGGTTGAAGCTAAGATCAAAGGTGCTACTACTCGTACTGATCAAATCCTTGAAATGATGATGAAAACTAATGGTTTGAAAGCTACAAACTCTAACGGTGACCAACTTACTGGTTACAATTCAAGAGCTAAAGCTTATCCTTTCCAATACACTTGTGGATCAACTGGTAAGCGTTTCAAATGTTCTACCGATCAAGCTAAGTATAAGTTCTCATCATAACTAAATTGGAAAAGGGGTTGACATTCAGCCCCTTTTTTGTTATAATATGAATATGAATAAAAAGAAAGAATATAATATGAGTTTAAGTGATAAAGTAATTTTAACAGACGTCGATGGAGTACTACTCGATTGGCTTTTTTCATTCACACAATGGATGGATAAACACGGTTACAAAACAGTGCCTGGCGCTGAAAAAGAATACGATGTTACTAAGCGATATGGATTAGATCATGTTGAAAAAGAACGTTTAGTTCGTATGTTCAACGAGTCTGCTTGGATACGTTGTTTACCTCCTCTACGTGATACTATTAAGTATATGAAAAAGCTTCACGAAGAGCACGGATATGTCTTCAGAGTGATTAGTTCTCTAAGCAATGATTACTATGCACAACATCTAAGAACAAAGAATCTAATTGAAATGTTTGGACCAAGCGTATTTGATACGTTTGTTTACTTAGATACTGGTGCTGATAAAGATGAAGCTTTAGAACAATACCGTGGAACAGACTGCTGGTGGATTGAAGATAAACCAGAAAATGCAGACCTTGGAGTAGAGCTCGGATTAGAGTCTATTTTAATGGGACATACGTTCAATAAAGACTATTCAGGTAAGGCTCAGCGAGTCACGAACTGGAAAGAAATATATGAAATAATTGTCGGATAATGCCCTTTTGAGTGTATTACGATTATAAATATAATCATATAATACAGTCTTACACTAAACAACACGTTGAAGCTGACTATGTATTTTATAGTTGGCTTTTTTTATATTATAGATAAGGAGAATGTATGCCCATTTATACATTTGCAGACACAACAAAAGAACCAGAAGAATTCATGGAAGTCACCATGAAGATCGCAGAGCTAGATCAGTTCAAGCTCGACAACCCCCACTTACAACAAAGAATTGTACGCGCTCCGTCAATTGGAGATGCGCACCGTCTTGGGCTCATTAAGCCCGATGACGGGTTTCGTGATGTTCTCAAAAACGTAAAACACCATCATAAAAAGGATAACATTAACACTTGGTAATGGCAGCTTTGATACGTTATCCTACAAACAACTAGGAGAGTTCAATGTCAGCTAAACAACGCAGATTATCCAGAAGAGAAAAACAACGTCAAGACAGAGATCAGGAGCACATGGTAAGTATCTTAAATCAAAACTTTGGTATGAGACAAATTAAACCATTAACACCAACTCAGGGAGACATGTTTAAATCTTACAATTCCGGATACAATATCGCGGCCGTTGGAACAGCAGGAACAGGAAAAACGATGTGTGCTATGTACTTAGCACTGAACGACGTACTTAAGAAAGGAGGATATGAACAAATCATCGTAGTTAGATCTGCAGTTCAAACTCGTGAACAAGGCTTCATGCCAGGAAGTAAAGAGCAAAAAGAGGCACTATATTCAGTCCCTTACTCAGATATCGTCAACGACTTATTCGGTCGTGGAGATGCATATCAAATACTCCAACAAAAAGGCATGATTAAGTTTATGACTTCCTCATTCGTCAGAGGATTAACCTTCGATAATGCAATTATTATTGTAGACGAATGTCAATCAATGACATACCACGAATTAGATACAATTATCACACGAGTAGGAGAA